CAATCTCAGGAAACTCAAAATCCATTGGGTTGTCTGAGTTGATATTTGATAGTCTATATTTGTCTTTTTCACTTTTCTTCTGCTGCCGCACATATCTCATCTTCATTGGATCTATGTAACGAAGTTCTTGAATTCCTTCGTGTGGATTTTTTAGATCAATGACTTTATGATAATACAATCTACCGTCCACATACCAATTTCTGTAAATTTCGTGGGATTTTTTGTCGAAATCTAGAAGTGAAAGAATGTGCTTAAATTCTTGTCTGATTTTCTTTTTAATACCATCGCTAGCATTTAAATTAGAAAGTTCAATTTCTATGGGAGTATCATTTGTATCTGATACAATTGCTTCATTTACAATATCTTCAATTGCACTATCGCACTCTGGATGAAGTGCCATCTCGCGATATCTTTTAATTAGATCAAACTCAGTTCTGTAAACACCTTCAATGTCTACATAAGATCCAAAAAAACCACTACTCAAGTAATGGTCAGTCCCGTCCTCATTATTCTGTGGGACGGGACTAACTACACCTGGAGATAATGGTTCGTTATCCTCAATAGAGAATCCAAACAATCTTGCCATAATTTATTTTGTTCTCGGTCTTTAGTCTATTTATTATACCTTGGCCGCTTGAGTTGCGGGAATAATTTCATAAGATTGAACTTGGAATTCAACTGTAAATTCCTCAATAGTGTCTCCACTGTCATAAGACAAGTCAATAGCAGAAACTGCTGTTGGGAAAATATCAACAAACTTATATGATGCCAAAGTGGTACTTTCGGTACCAACGTTTGTAGTTCCGTTCAGTAAGGAACTTCTTCCGAGTTGATAAACAGTTGCATTACTCATATATGCAGCTGGACTTGTGGCACCCAAGTTGTTATCAAGTTTTGCGATCAGTTCGGTCCAAGCCTCAAATGCTCTTCTCAACTTGAAGTCTTCATCGTTAATGATGGTTACAGTCCAGGTATCGATGGTTCTGTCACCAGCAACTTTGAAAATTCTTCCTCTAAAAGGAACGTCAATTGATGCAATATTTGATGCAGGTAGAGCAGCTGCTTTGCATAGATATGTAAACTTTGTTGAGTCCCAAATAATTCCTGTTGGTAAAGTTGTCAATTCAACTTCAAACAGATTGGGGCGAGCACCGCCACCAGTTAATTGACTCTTAAATTGTGAAATTGTCTTGAGTCTTGCCATGATTCGTTACCTCCTTAAGGTTATTTATTGAATAATGATCAAACAGTACCAGCAACTTCTTCAAAACTTACTCCCGTTCTGGTGGCAACAAAAGTGAGAGTTACATAATTAATGGACTTGGCAGGTTTCAGGAAAATGTCTGCTCTAAACTCATTATTATCAATTACATCTGGAGTATTATTAGATGTATCGCAAACTACTACGAAACCAAAAAGACCTCTTTTTGCTTGAACATCGCGAAGATATGGTTCAACAATATTTTTAAAGTTTGCTCTAGTCAGTTCATCGTTCAATTCGAAGAGTTGTGCTTGAGCAGCACTTTGGAGTGCTTGTTCAATTGTGAGGAACAATCGACGAACATTAATTCTGTCGAAAGCAGACGCATACCCAAGACCAGTCTTATCTCCAAAAAGAAGAATACCTGTTCCCGGTTGATTGATAATGGAATTGACCCTAACTGGATAAAGTTGATCCCTTTGTGCTTTATTGGGATTATATGCAAGTTTAATGGCATTATTTAAAATTCCCCTTTGCTGGCCAGCAGGTGAAAACCAAGGATATGCGAGAATGTTAGTTCTAACCATCAAACCTGCAACATCTGAATTACATGGGATGTAACGGAATTTGTTGTTAAATCTATCATAAGTGTACTTATAACCACTATCAAATACTGCATAAGAAGAAGATGAAAGTGGAGCAAAGAACTGAATTATATTATTTGTTTGTGTTGTGGTGTTTGTTATATCAACAACGTCTGCACGATGTGGAGAAATAACCGCAATACAATCCTTTCTTGACTCTGCAATTGCAATCAGTTGATTTGCCTTTGCTTGAGATTGTGACTTATTAGCCAAACCAGGACCACAAATTAAGTAATCAACTTGAATCTCGTCTCTGTTTGAAAAGAGATTGTACGAAGTAATCAGGTTACCGAGAGTTGCTGTCATTCCGTTTGATGCGGAATAATCAGCACCACCAGTTAAGGTGTATGAGGTATTACCGATTACGTTAAAAGTGACTCCCTGAGCATCCCTGTTCCAAGTTCCTGCTGCAGTTGTAATTCCACTAAATCCAGAACTAAAACCAGAAACTGCTACGAAACCATCTGAACCATCGGATGGATTATCGCCTGCATAGATGTATGCGGAGTTCAGTGCAAGATAATCCTTCCAGAATACTTTCTGAGGTGAATTTTCTGCAGAAATTGCGTCAGATGCCTTTGACAGGAAGAGATGCTTTTCAAGAAGATTGCCTTGAATTCCTGTTACTGAACCAGTGTCATCAATCACTACAACGTGAATACCGTCATTCTTTCCTTGTCTTGAAAGAGAATAGTTACTTGAGATTGGCTTAGGTGCAATTGAATTCCAATAAACTGTAGAGTTTACCAGTCCAAGAGTTTGTTGATCATACCAATCTACAGCGTCGGTCTCTGCAGAACCTAACGTTGCAGTTAAAATGCCAACACCAGAAGCATTGATTACCGAAACCGTGTTACCTGGTCTGAAAGATAAAGATTGATTTCTTTGTGCATAAGTAACTGAGGTTTCTATACCAGCAGAACTTACACGAGAAACGATCTTAACATCAATAGTTGTTGCGCCGATTCCAGTAATGATTCCTTTCAGATAACCAGTAAAGTTGCTGGTAGAACCAGATCCTGCAATGACTTGATTGGTGAGAGTAGTAGTAACTCCAAAACCAACGCTAATACCTGCAGTGGATCCAATTGATAGAGTTTGATCTGCTTTATCGTCAATGACACAAATTTTAAGATTGTTAGCCCAAGCACCTGGATTCTTTGAAGCAATGCCCCAAGTTACCGTATCATCAGAATAGTTTGCATTGTAATCATCATAATTCTTGATCTTAAGAGATGAACTGCTTACACCAGCTCTTGTTGAGTTTGCATTGTTTAAAGTTGATCCATCAGTTCTAACAACTTTAAGAATGCCACCATATGAAAGAAAAGATGAAGCACTCATCCAATACTCATATTGAGAATCTGTTGAAAGTGGTTTTCCAAAAGTGTTGAGTAATTCTTGTTCTGTGGTGATATCAATTGGTTCGTCAACTGGACCAATTGCAAAAGGACCAGCAATTGCTCCAATATTATCTATTACATTATCAACTCTCCCTACAGTTAAATCAACTTCTCTGACGAGTACGCCTGGAGATAATTGAGGAGTCGCCATTTTTTTCTCCGTAAATTCTCAGTTTATCTAAAAAATATTTATTAAAAACTTACTTTACACGGGGGAAACGTGACGCGAACATTTACCAGTCGGGATATTCCCAGATCATCGTATTACATGGTTTTTTGTTGGTTTTAATAACTCTACTTATTGTGCATTCTTTACATTCATAAGAAAAGGATGATGCTACAGGTCCTCTATCCTTTCTTGTTCTATAAAATCCGTCAATTAAATTTTTATTTTCTCCACAAACTCTACATTTTCTATCGGTAAGAAGTAAATGACCTAAATTTAGTTGTTTATCTAAATCTATCACGTCAAATAATCCCACATATATGAGCGATCTCCATACTCATCAACAAACCATCTATCTCCTTCTTGATCTACAAAACTATTGGTATCTAATCCATCCGAAACAAATCCAAAAGGTGCCATATCTTGTTCTATTTGATTTTTCTGCTCCTCATAAAGTCTTTTTCTGACATCCTGATCAGTAAGTTCTTTAAAGTAGTCCTGAGCGACCAACCAAGCGTATATTACAAGACACATGGCAAGATCATCATTACATCCTTCTTCAGCCTCAAATGAATTGTGTTTTTGGATAAACGTTGTCAGTTCACTAATGATATCATAGTCATTTAAAAATAATTTATTTTCCTCTATCATTGTTTTTAAATTGAGACATCCAACTTTCTTTACCGTTTTGGACATCTTGACTCCAAGTTGAGTTTTCTTCCCAGAAAATCCTTGACCTACAATTTGACCTGCTCTACCTCTCATTGAACACATAAGTAAATTATTGTATTCTAAATCATATTGTATAATACTGGCGACTTGATCCCCAACATCATTAACCTCACATAAAATATAAGAGTTATTATATGCAGTTGCTGCTTCATGAATAATACTTGGAAATAACATTGGTTTAATTTCATTATTTCTATATTTTGCAACTACCTTATGAGGAAACTGAGTTATATCAACTATAACAAATGCAGAATAATCGTTTCCCACGCCTCTAGCAACGTCTACAGTGACTAGGTAATCGTGATTCTCTTGGGGATCTTCATAAACATCTAAACCAGCACTGCGTGTCTTTGGGTGGTCGTATACGAATGATCTTAATTTTGACGGTGCAATAAGAGTATCGACGGATCCTAAAAATTCACATTCAAACTCAACTTTGAATTGTTGTTCTGAAGTGTTTGCAATTGTCTGAGCCTTCCACTCTTCATCTCTCCCAGGAACTTCACTCCAATGAACATCTGTGAATACATATTCATTCTTACCTTTTTCCGCATCGTGCCACATTCGGTAGAAATGATTCATACCATGTGGCGTAGAAACAATTATAACCTTGGTTTGT